GCACCACCGGTACTAGAACCGAAAGGTGGGTTTGCAATTACTTCACCAGGGAAATAATATTTTGTTTTAAATTTAGGATAAGGTGATGGATAAAGATCATAATCTTGATATTCTCTTTGTGTATAACCATAGAATCCACAAGGTAGAGCATCTATTGGTGCCTCATCAGACATTTCAACCATAACATATTTAGAAATTAATGCGAACTCCCCATTTGATGACCCAATTTTTTTACCGATAAAATTATTTGAGTCCGGATCCATATTACAATTTGTAAATTTCTCAATTACAACGGGATTTGCATCAGTATCAAAGAAATCTCTAACAAAAACATCAAAAGACATATTATTGAAGGATAAATTTGCAATTGACACTTTAACTTCAGTATTTGCAGAATCACCATCAGATATTGATATAAATTTGAATAATTTATAAACTTTATTACCTCTTAACTCTGAAACCAAATATGGTGTTTCAGGAGACTGATATCTTTCCAAATTATATGCAATAGATGATGTGTTTTGACTTCTCGCGTCAGGTAGCGCTATTAAATCACAATTCAATCCTCTAATATACCCTTGATTATATGCGTAATTTAGCGATCCTAAATATGATTCTTCAACATAAATTGGGACTTCAAATCTTGATTTTCCAAAATTATCAACACCTAATACTTTTGTAATATATTTTGAAGAAGATGATAATAGAGATGTTTCAAATGAGAAGACATCATTATCTTTAGTAACTCCCGATAATAAAAAAGTCGCAAAAGGTGATTTTGAAATTTCAGAATATTGTCCAGTACAAATTAATTGTAAATCATTTGGAACCCAAGTATTGTTATTATCGTAATCAATTCCCACTTGATAAATTGGTCCATGATTAATACTTGAGGAACTATTTGTAAATAAAGAGATTCCTCTCGAACGAATAGTTGCGACAACCATATTATTAAACTCACTATAAGCACTACCTGCAAATGTATAAGAATTACCTATAACCGTACCTGTAAATGTGTTAGACGAACCTGAAGTTAAACTTGATACAACATAATAAAATGAATATCCCGAATAATTATCTGTCAAAGAATTGTTATTTTCAAATTCAAAATTTGCATAATACCAAACATCATTACTATCTGCAGTTAAATCATTTCGAGTAAAATTGGGTTCACAACCATATTGACTTTCTATTACCGAGTATTGACTAGTAATATTAAAATATTCTGTTTCAGGTATTGACCCATAAATTACTGCAGTAGTTGCTGAAGTTGATGGTGAGTTCATCACCGCACCCAAATAAGAATTAAAATCATCTTGTAATGTCGATATTGAACCATCTTGTTGTCTGTATTGCGTGGTAAATGATGAAGTAACTTCAGTCGGTAACGAACCTGAAATAAATTCAACAACACCTAATAATGAATTACCTGTAAATGTTGCTGAAAATGATGTTCCTGAGGATGGATCTCCAATTGTTGTTGGATCAACATTTGAAGTAACATTAAGAGACCAAGAAGGTCCTGCGTCATACCCCGATAGACCAAGTATTCTTGTTACAAATAATTGATTTGATTGTTGTAGATATGATTTGGCGATATAAGCCGCCTCATACTTAGGTATTTGAGTATTGTAAAATTTAGTAGGTTGGGTTCCTCCAAAATAGGCTTGGAACTCATCATAATTAGTTATGAATACCGGTTCAAATGCCGGTCCTTTAATTGTTTCTCCAACAAGACCTAATGTAGTTACCCCTACACTTTGGGCTACGAAAGATAAGTCCGTTTCAGATGTATATACACCCGGAGATACGAATACTTTTTGGTTTGCTTGTGCTGTTGCCATTATTTATTAATTCTATTACAGATTTATTTTATAGATAAATATTCCATATTTTATCAAAAAACTTTACTTTTGAGTAACTATTTATAAATGGTAGGAATTAATTCTGCCTTTTTTCTCACCATGAAACCCAAGAAAGTAATTAAGAACATTAAAATATCCCCCGAATCACATAATATACTGAAAAAGTATTGTGATAAGAGAGGAATAAAAATTTATAAATTTTTGGAAAATTTAATAATCGAGACGTGTAAAGAGAAGAAAGATATCTATGGAGAAGATTAAACTAACTTGTTATCAAAAATAATTAGGGCTTCTTGGTTATTATCAATTTTAGTTACTTCAACTCTTAAAATATCATTAGTTGTGATTTGTATTATTTGAGTATCACTACCATAATAATTGTTATTTATATACACATCAAAGGTGTCTACATTATCTGAACTTAAAAATGACATATTCGCCCTAAAATCAATCCTATCTGCCAAGGTTGTATTACCGGTTACAAATAAAAACTGAAAATTAAACTCATCAGGATTTTCTGGGTATTTATTTCTTCTTGGTCTTCTTGTTGTGGTGTCTATTTCAAAAAGTTGAGTTATTCTTTGGATTGCCGGTTTTACCTCAAATTCTTCCTCATCAATCAAATACCCTAACATTGTGAAATCATAATTCTGAACATAATATTTCCTTGCGTCTATGGTCATTTGAGATTCATCAGAAACATTATCTAAAATAATTGGAACATATTGACCCTTAATGAAAGTGTAAGCTTGTCGTGACGCAAATGTTTGCATTACAATTTTATTTAATTGATTCAATTCCCTCATTCTATTACAAACGATTTTAACATTATATTTGATATCAACAGGGACAGGTTGTGGTATTGTATAGATATCCATACCTTGCTCATTACCGTTCCAAGTCGGAACCGATGCGTAATAAAATTGTTTTCTATTTGGAATTGTATATTGAAGTGATGGGTTTGTACCATACTTAACTTCAGGACTTCTAACGACTGTAATATATGGTGGGTCTGGGTTATAATCTAAGTCTATGAATTTATAAGTTTCAACATATTGAGACCAGTTTTGAGTAGTAATGATAATATCTACCATTGGAACTATTTCTCCTGCGGTAACAACCTTCAATTCGTTTTTAACAAAATCCAACATACCTCTATCTAAATCCGCGTGCAATACCGATTTGGGTAAATAAGTCCCATCTTCGTTGATATATTGCAATAGTTCTTGTCTACGAGCCGATAACTCTTTTCGAGGAACTAGTGGTAAGGTTGGTTTAACTATATTTTTTGGTAGTGGCATAATTTTATAATTTTTTCCATGTTTTTACATAAATCTCTAAATCCAAAGGAACGCCATATCTTGTAATATTGATATTAAACATATTATCTAAATTTCTAATAATTGTTCTTCTCATATTAAATTCGTGTTCTTTGGGGATTTCATTAAAATAAAATTTTAAAAGATATTCTTCTGTTGAATAATTTTCAACCCCATAATGAACCTTTTTAGTTATAACCTCAATATCAAGCAAATCTTCGGAGAATGAATCTTTAAAAAATTTAATAATACTTGGTAGTAATTTTTTAATATACTTCTTATTGTCTTCAATTTTTTTGACTCTATCCTCATTGGAATTATCCATCTCTCTTAAAATTTTACGAATAATATCTTCCATATCTTAAATACCTTTAAACTCATTTTCACTAACATAAGTTGCAATAATAGTCCTATAAAAAGGTTTATATCCTCCGTAGGTGTGTTTATTGTCCGACTTAACATATCCGTCATCACTTACAACATAATATCTAACTCGGTCTTCAGATTCGTAATATCCAATATAATCACCCAAAAATATTTCAACATCCAAATCATTAAGTTGTTTTTGATAGATTGAAAATTTCATATTACCAGGTTCTTTCTGTTCAACTTTAGAATTACCAATAAATTTAGAAGTCGGCGCCATAACTTGGACAAGACCTTTCAATTCAACAGGTGCCATAAACTGAATCCCGTCTTCTAACACTTCACCGTACACATCATCCGTCTTAGTTTTATATCTATCAATACGATATAATACAATGGTAAAATTCATGTCGCCGTTTACCCATTCCATTCCCATATCAATTTCCAATGAATAGTCTTCGCCTCCAAAAAATTTTCCTAATCTTGTTATAGGAACTAAATTATTTTGCATATTACTATCTGTTTAATTGTTGTTTATACCAAGATTCAGAATTTAACCCTGTTGAAGTAATTATTACTTTCACATTAAAAAAATGTTTAAGGTTTTTTTTCATCTCTTCATTCCATCTCATCCTTAAATCATCATATACTCTTGGACTTGTTTTTACTTTTAATATCGGACTATCATCAGGAACAACATAACTTATCGACATATAATATTCATCTTTATCTATTGGGGTTAAATCAAAATCAACAAACGACGCTTCTGTTGGTTTAATTACCGATAACATTTTTCTAATTGCGTTTTCTAAATTTTCTTGCAACATTTTCATATATTGATAAATACTTTATTTTTACTTATATTTAAGGCAAACTTTTATTTAAACAATGGAAATAAGTTTAGAATCAAAAGCGATGGCGATTCTTGAAACCTACGAAGGTGGTAATAACTATTTGTTGGAGTTGAGACGTAAGTCGCAAATTAACAAGAAATTTTACCCTACGAGGAGCCAATCGGACTATATAATTTCATTCCACGACAAACAACCAAAGGTTGCTAGAAAGTGGGTGATTCTTGATGCTTATTTTGCTCAAAAATTGGCTGATGATAAACTATACACCGAGATTCCTCAAAAAGTTTGGGTTGAAAAATTATTAGTAGACAAAGAAAAGGCATATCATATTTGGGGTAAAGTTTTCGATAGTGAGGAACTCCACGATTTTTGGTTACCGAAAGCGGCAATCATAAAAGATAATTCCGTTCAAAATGTTGTGGTTGATTATTCGAAATATTCCAATAGACCTCCATTGGAACATCAAAAAGAAGCAATCCAAAAACTTTTGGAAAATAAGAAATTTATATTGGCTGACGATATGGGTTTGGGTAAGACTACCTCAACAATCATCGGAGCATTGGAAAGTGGGTCTAAAAAAATATTAGTTATTTGTCCGGCAACATTGAAGATTAATTGGAAACGAGAAATTGAAAATTATTCTGACAGACCAATCTTCATCGCCGAAAGTAAGAACTTCTCAACCGAACATGATTTTGTAATTGCGAATTATGATATTATCAAAAATTTTCATGACCCAAAAAATAAAGAGGAGTCGTTAATTATTAATTCCAAATTTGATTTGGTTATTGTAGATGAAGCACACTACATTAAAAACGCAACCGCTCAAAGAACAAAACTTATTAACGACCTTGTTAAAAACACTGAAAGATTGTGGTTATTAACTGGTACGCCAATGACTTCAAGACCGATGGATTATTTTAATTTATTGAGTTTGGTTGATTCTCCGGTTAGTAAAAACTGGATGGCCTACGCAATAAGATATTGTGCCGGATATCAATTCAAAGTCGGAAACCGAAAGGTTTGGAACATAACAGGAGCATCAAATCTTGAGGAATTAAGAGAACGAACATCAGGAACCATTTTGAGAAGATTGAAAGAAAATGTTCTTGACCTACCTGATAAAATCATAACTCCGGTTTATTTGAAATTAAAATCCAAAGCATATGAAGATGTAATGGGTGAATATTATGATTGGTATGACAAAAATCCTGAAGAGTCAAAATCTTTGACCGTTCAATTCTCAAAGTTAACAAAAGTGAGACAAATTATTGCTGAAGAAAAAATACAACAAACAATTGAAATCGCGGAGAATATTATTGAACAAGGAAAAAAAGTTATCATCTTTTGTAATTTTACCGACTCATTAAATAAAATTGTAGAACATTTTGGTAAAACTGCGGTTAAACTTGACGGGTCGATGTCCCAACACGAAAGACAATATAGTGTTGACCAATTTCAAGAAAATGAAAAGATTAAAGTTTTTGTTGGTAATATTCGTGCCGCGGGAACTGGTATTACCCTAACCGCCGGTGAGGCAGCAATTTTCAACGATTTATCATTTTTACCTTCAGACCACGCCCAAGCGGAGGACCGGTCATATCGTTATGGTCAAAAAAATAATGTTTTGGTTTACTATCCTATCTTCGAAAATACAATTGAAGGAATTATCTATGACATTTTAAATAATAAAAAACAAGTGATTGCGACTGTCATGGGAGACAATCAAAATCCTGCCGATGCTGCAGAAGAAATTCTAAAAAGAATTAATCATTTGAGAAAATAACGAAATACGGATTATTTATATACAATGGATAATCCAAAATTATGAAAAAAACACAAGAGAAAATCCAACAACTTGAGTCACAAATACTTGAATCACAAGTTATAAAAGAAAAAGAGTTGTTGATTACAGAAATGAAAAAAATAGGGATAGAAAAATTACCTTACGCCTATTCAGCCTTGAAGACATT